TGATTGAGATAAATTTGATTTACTATGCTCTGTTTTAGGTCTGTGGGTATGTCTGTCACAAATAGTGGAATAACTTGGACCGGTATTGCACCGGTTGGCACGTAGGTGTTCAGTACTACTGGTCCTGTGCCATCGGGCAAATTGCCCAGACCTCGTGAAGTACCTGCTAGATAAACTGCTGTGGGGCTGGCCCATAATTCCATTTTTTCATTGGGCTGTGTGGCTGAACCTGCTTGCAGGTTGTTGTCCACATCAAAATAGTATCCGGCTGGTGGAACAAATTTTACCAGGCTACCAACCACGATATACTGTGCATTGTTGCTGGCATACGTGCCAACCGGAACTGGATTGCCCGAGCTGTATTGGAAATAGCCCGTGGCTTCGTTGGTGATCACTGTGCTAAGATGCCAAGTATAAGACAAGGATGACAGGTTGGGTCTTGGAAAGTTGGCATAGTAAAACTGTTGCATGCCGGCCTTGGTCAACAAAGGATTGATCTGATTGTAGACCACATCGCTGATGTCGTTGATGCTGAGCCAGCTAAACAAAAATGCCGGAGTCAAGTTGCTTTCATACAGGGCGCCATCGCTGGCAAAAATATTGGTGCTGGAATATTTTCCTGTGCCATCAACTAGATCGAGATATCGACTGGTTCCGATACTGGCTCTATTTACTGCGGTGCTTTTTAATATGCTGTTGTACTGGGTAAAAGGAAAGGTGGTGTAGTCTTCACCGTTGACCATTCTGTTTTGCGTATAGTATTGAGCTGGAGCACGTTGTTTGATTTCAGCGATAGTTTCGCGTGCCTGTGCGTTGGTAACCGGTTGTGTAATGCCGCAGACAAAGGTCAAAGTTTCAATCTGCCCAGTTCGACTCACATAGCTGATAGGTATTTGTACACTTTGCATTTCTTGTGGATTAATAATGTAGGTCAGGCCGTTACTGGCTCTCACATAGGTTCTAAATGTGCCTACTGGAATGGTGCTGAATATACCATCGCCAAAATTTAAAGTAATTTGATCGTTGGCTCTACTGGAGATACTGTAGATGTTCTGTGTTCCTGGAACCAACTGTTGCACAGCGGCAGCATACACGCTAGGTACCGGCAACCAAAAATACTGTATGTTTCCGATGTTGTCCAATTGATACAACCATACATCGGTGTTGTTGACACCATCAATATTGATATTGACTGCACGATTAGAAATACGTTCGGCTAGATTAAAATCTTGATTTTGTAGTGTGCCTTGTTTGAACAGGAAGAAATAGCCGGTATTGGCGCTGGCGAATCCCAGTTGATCGTTACGAAACAAGATATTGAATCTGCCGTCGGGCAAGGGTGGCGGTTCGTAGATGTAGGCTTGGCCGGCTGAGGTGGCATTGACCACTTCAAATGGCATGTTGACGCCGTCAATGGTGGCAGTATATGGAATGACTGGTAAAAATCCTGGCACAAGGTTAATAGTATATTCTTGTGTTTTTACTCCCAAGATATCTTGGCTTGCACCCGGACGGCCAAATCGCTGTGTGTTGACCAAGGCCGCATTGATGATAACTGTGAACTGTTCTTGCCAGTCTAGATTGGTGGGATCGGCCCAGTTCACTGTGATATTTTGTAGGTTGATCCCGTTATAGTCCAAGACATTTTCTGTGGTGCTTACAGAAAATACTTTGAGATAGCCGCTGGCCTCAGTGTTTCGCAACGGTGTATAGCTGACCAGGTTGGCCAACTTGATCACGCTGTCTCTGCGTTCGGCTGTGTCTAGGTAATTTTCTCGGGTGTTTAGATCGGAACGAAATGCCAGGGCCTGTCCCATGAATGCCATGACGTCCAAAAGGGCAATAAATTCTGAACTTTCAATATAGTCATTGAAGGTTTCGGGGTAGTATAAACGCAGATAATCTACAAAACTTTTGCGTAAGGTTTCAAAATCATAGCTTTGGAAATTGGCTTCTTGATAGGTCTGATAGATTCTTTTCCAATCTTCGACGCCAAATATAACAGTTTGTCTTGTGGTTGTGGCCATAATAGTTCCAGTGTTTTGTATTTATGGAAATTATAATCTGAGTAGATTATACGTAACTGGCCACACGCTGAGTTTGATCAAAAAAGATACTCAATCGCTGTGCTTCGGTACTGGGAACTACCGTAAGTTCCAACTGTATTAGCAGGCCGTTTTCTTGTGGGAACACTTCGGTTGAGCTGATATAGATCCTGGGATCACCGCCGGCCACTCGTTGCACTTCATCGTAGATGGCTCCAATGGTGTCCTGTGTTTGATTTTCAAACAGATTGTCCCATAAAGTGGTGCCATACCAGGGCAAGCCAACCACTTGTCCTTGTCGGATATTGAACGCATTTAGCAAATCTCTCTTGATCAGTTCAAAATCGGTCAAGGTGAAATACTTGTTCTGATTGATTGTGTTGTATCCAATAAAAGTTGTCATGCTGTATTTACTCTGATATTGTTCAAGGCATTGCTGATTACTCCGCCGGCTTGAGCAACTGTGGCCTGTGCTTGATTGGCTGCGCCGGTCACTGTGTTTTGTATTTGAGTTACTTGACCTAGCAGTGCGCCGCCTTGGCCTTTTAAGTTTTGCAGTATGTTGTTGGCTGCCGAAACATCGGTCAAGGCGTTCAAAGATATGCTGTTTACTGAAGGCAATTCAAATGCAGGTAACGGTATTTTAGAACTACCCAATATTTTGCTGAATGCCACATCCAGCGTACCACGGTTCACTGTGTTGGTATACCCAGCAGCTGTTTCCACTTTGGCCACCAGGTCACCCACGCCACCTTTGAATAATTTTTCAAGATCTTGTGTGCTTAACTTAGACAATTTATCAATTTTGTCAGTCACATTGGTTATTTGACTGTTCACGGTGTTGATTGCGTTGTTGACCTGGCCGGTCACGTTGTTGATTGTGTTGGTAACTTGACCAGTCACGTTGTTGACTATGCCAGTGACCTGGCCGGTCACATTGTTGACTATGTTGGTGGCCTGACCGGTCACATTATTAATTGTACTTGAGGCCAAATTGTTTATGGCATCAGTTGGATTGCTGAATGCCGTGGCAAACTTGCCGGCCTTGCCGGTAATGTCAAGAGCATTGGACAACGAGTTGATGTTTTGCCCGATACTGCCAACTGTGGTGTTAAAGGACCCGGTCAGACTGCTGAGAGGAGCGGTCAATCCAGCAGTTAAATTTCCAGTAAGCAACGAATTGATACCGCTCAAACTGCCGGTTGTTTGGCTCCAGGCCGCTGTGGCCGCTGATCCAAATCTTCCAGCGTTGGTAACCAAAGCACCCACATCGCCAATGGCAGTATTGGTCAACGAACTGACCACGCTGTTTGCGGATGTGTACACTTGTCCGACCGCGGCACTAAAGGCCTGTGTGGTTGCTGGCACAATAATTCCGCCCGACACCAGGCCGGTATAACCATCTCTCAGCAATGATGTCATGGCCTGTGTTTGTGCTCCAGGATTGGCCAAAAATTGTGCGGCTGATACGATGCCGTCTTTGCCGCTCCAGATTCCGGGAGAAGCAAGCACATCAGTCAACGGAGCTGGATCAAAAATAAATCTTCGCCAGGTATTGGGTTTGACGTAGCCGGCTTGTTCCAGTTGTTCACAACTGAGGCCGTATTGTCCAACCCCCTTGTCGTTAGACATGACATCACTGGGTTGATCCACCAAGTTGGCCACCTGTGCCAGGATACCTTGTACCTGAGTGGATCCAAGTGGACCAATTGCGGCTATGGGCAGTTGATCTTGTCCAATGTTTACCAGGTTAGCCTGATTGATTGGGTTGGTTAACGGAGTATTGACCAAGGTTGGCACTCCGGCGGTTGATGGTACATTGTTGACCAAGGCCAAGATGGCCTGTGTGTCAACTCCGGCTGTGCCACGATCCTGTCGACTGAGAGCAAACTTGGTAATAGCGGTCTCGGCACTGGTCAAGGTCTGTCCCGGGCTATACCCCACTAGTGCCCCAGCAGCCACTTGCCCGTAGAATACCAGGTCGGCCTGTAACTGTGTTGTGCCGGTTGGAGCAGACAGTCTAAATTTAGAACCCGAAGGAAGAGTGTACGTGAATATGCTCATGCTGTTTTTGTAATAGAAAACCCTTGTGGCAATGCCTCTGCATCTGGGGGCGGCGTTGGTTGTCCGGCCTGCACAATAGAAGTTTTTACAGCCACACCTTGATTGTGATAAGGGTACGGCTCATGTGTTGGAGCCCGGGTACAACAGCTTTCTGTACCAGTGTCGCTGACTTGCCAACCGGTGCTGGGATTGAATTCCACATTGGGTTGTAGATATTTGGTTATGGCTTTTGGTGTTTCAGCAGCTTGACCTCCGCCGCTGTTGAGCAACAGCTTGTTGCCTTGTAGACTAAGTTGTCCGTCTGAGGCCCAACTACCTAAACTGCTCTTGATGGCTAGGCCTCCGCCACTCTTGATGACCATGCTGCTTTCGCCAAACAGGCTGAGTTTGCCCTTGGTGGCCAAGTCGCTGTCGGCTTCGCTTTGTATACTGGTGCCCTTGACACTTTTGAAATTCATTCGACCACCGGCGTAGATGTTGACATCTGTGTCGGCATGCAGATTGATTGTGCCTTCGGTACGCATGTTTATGCTGTTGGTGCTGTACACATCCAAGGTGCCTTCTTGGCCCAGTTCAACCCAGGTCTGACCGTTGGCATGGCAGATGTAAAAACAGTTGCCATCGTCACTCATGGTTATCTGGTGACCTTTGCTGGTCCTGATACGAACCAGATTGTCGGAGCCATTCAAGGCGCCGTCGTCCATGACAAAACTGTGCCCACCTCTGCGACCAATAACCTTGATGCCTTGCAAGGTTTCTTTATCTAGTGTTTTGGGATTGTCGGTGTCGCCCAGGCCGCCTTGATAAATGGCACGACCTGGTGTACTAATTCCATAACAGTTGCTAGGGCTTTCGCGCTGGGCACTGGACGCGATAGCGCCTCGCACAGTGTCGTTGTTGAGGCCTTGTTGGAACAAGATACCGGCCACATAACTGTGTACCGGTTTTTTCTCGTTAAAATAGGTAGGACTTTCACTGGTTTTTTTATTTTCAGGAGCATTGTTTATTTCTGTGACCGGCAAGCGAGTGGAGTTGCCCAGGTAGCTGGCTTGGCTGGCATTTTGTGTGGCTGCTTGACTCGGGTCTACCGATCCAATGGCCGGTATCATGTGTGTGATACCGTTGGTGGGCAAGCAACCTATGTAGTAACCGTTACCGGGGTCGTTGTTGACAAAGATACATAACACCTGTGTGCCTATGTCGGGTGGTGTGAACCACATGCCGTAGCTCTGCTGGTTGCCGTCTAAAAATGCACCAGTGCCGGCACTGCCACCCTTGGGTGTGGCTCCGTAAAATGGTGTGCAGTAGCTGACCCACTTCCAGCCTTGATCGTTGCTTTCATCGTAGTCACCAAACTCCGTGATGTAGACCTGCAAACGACCCATCCTGGTATTGTCAAGATTGTTTTTTACTGTGCCAATATAGGGACCGCCCGATCCTGGCAGGCCT